TACTAGCCTTTTCTTTGTTTTGGTCAATCATGCAATTTTTGTCGCCATTTCTTTTGACAAACTTATCTGACATCTTGGTAAAGTTCTCTGGCTCAATTTCCAATATATCCCTTAATACTATACCTCTATCCTCTGGTTGCTTGATACCAGGTATGTTAGTCCAATAGTATCTTTGCCTTGACTGAGCACTAAGAAGCGAACTATTTATGAAAATAGGCTCAAACCTCACCTCTTCTAAAACATTTAAAAATTGATTATCGACATCCTCTGGCCCATAACATTGAGACAATTGATCTGTTATCACTTCCAAAAACTCTTTTTTCATTCTTACATTTTCTAAAAGGAAATACTTTGGCTTTATGGCTTTCAGTAAGCGTATGAACTCAAAAAACAATGCAGATCTAGGATCATCAAAAGCAAGCTGCTTACCTGCAAACGAAAATCCTTGACACGGTGATCCAGCTTGTATCAAATCTATATCTTTAAAATCTTTTGGATCTATGTTGCATACGTCTCCGACTTGAATTGTATTTGGATAGTTAGCCTGTGTAACCTTGATGGCATACTTATCAATTTCACTCGCATAGTATTTTTCTACAGGTATACCTAATTGATCTAATGCAATTTGCCCGCAACTCATACCATCAAATAAACTTAATACTTTCATGCTATTTTGGTATTATTCAATTGGCCTTCCCCAACTATCATAGTTATAGAAAGGTGGTTCATCTTGCACCACATCCTCATATTTAAAGTTCTGTACATCAGCTTGTGGATCAGAGGGTACACTTCCAATAATCTTCTTATGATGTTTTATGTATGATTGCACCAAGTCTTTGGATTCGCCCATAACAATATCATTGTTTGCACAATCAAAAGCGTCTCTCTTATCCATGCGTAAGTTCTGTAATTTACTCATAACGATACTCCTTTTTCTACTTTTATGTAAAATATGTTTTACTATATGTAGACATTATACACAATATAAGTTAATATACAAAAACATTTATAGGAGAAACGTATGAGTAAACCAAAAACAGATATATCTGAAATCATTGAGGGTGTAATAACTTATGCACCACCAAAGTCTAAACAAGACATCGAACAAGAAATAGAGCGTGATAAAGTTAATTATCTTATCTGGCAGGTCGGTGTCGCTGTCAAAGAATTACAACAAGCAATAAATGAATTGCAACAAGACAAGGACGTATCATGAAAATACCAGATATGTTAGAAAACTTTGAGCATGTAATCATAGGGGATGTAGCTTACTTTCCTAACCTTGATAACAATACTTATCACAACGGTCCTGGTATATCTTCATCAAATATAAGAAGATTTAGCCAGAGTCAACTACATGCTTTAGAAGAAGTGGTTGAACAAACACCTGCAATGATGTTTGGCTCAGCCGCACATTCATTGATTGTTGAGGGTGAGGCCGCATTTTTTAGTGATGTTGTCACTATTACAGGATCACCTTACACCAATACCAACAAACAACTTAAAAAAGATAGTCTTGCAAAAGGTTTGTCAGTTATTACTGAAGAACAAAGAGACACTATTTACAGTATGAATAATAGTTTGGTGCAAGAAGCAGAGCCTTACTTGCGTCCAAATGAAGACTATCCACAAGTTTTGAAGTCACCAAAAGAAGTATCAATCTATTGGTATGAACAAGATCTATTGTGTAAAACACGAGCTGATGTTGTTTGCAATGCGTTTGATAATAATTTTGGAGAGGATGCCATTGTGCTTGTAGATTATAAAACAACGAGTGATTGCTCGGTAAGGGGGTTTACCAATTCGGTAAGGCGTTACTCGTATGATCTACAAGCTGCTTGGTACAAACGTGGCTTTGAGCGTGCTGGTTTTAAGGTTGCAGACTTTGTGTTTGTAGCACAAGAAAAGAAACCACCATATGCAAACAAGGTTTTCAAAATGAACCATACTGATATGGAGATTGGTTGGAACTTTTTGAGCGATTACTTAGACGATTACAACAAAGTGTTAGCTGGAAAGCCAGCCACTATTTACAACAGTCCAAATGTTGTCGAACTTAATACTGGCAACTTTTATAGGGAGGATAAAAATGAAACTTGATTTTGAAGTAAAAAAGAAAAACACAACAGGGGTGCAGTTTAGAATAGATCCAGATACTAAGAAGAAACTTACTGCGTTGAAAAAATATTATGGTGTAGGCACAGGAGTGTTGATAAAGCAAATGATTTGTCAATGCCATGATGCATTATCGGAGGTGGATAAATGAGCAAAAATGAACTTAAATTATTTAATGACGCATTAGCAGAATTATCTGACGGTATGTTTCATTATGAAACTTTAAATGAAACTTACATTACAGATTTAATAGAAAATAAAGATTGGACTATGTTGGTTGCCACATGTATACCCTTAGCTTGTTTTCAAAGAGCTAATGAAAAATTTCAAAAAATGTCTGTAATTAATAATCCTACTAAACAGAGTGAAGAAGCATGACAGATAATGTAAATCACCCACCACATTACACAAAAGGCAAAGTTGAGTGTCTAGAGGCCATAGAATCAGCTTTGTCTTTTACTGAGTTTAAAGGATATTGTAAAGGACAAGTAATTAAATATGTTTGGCGTGAAGATCACAAAGACGCAAACATAGAAGACCTGGATAAGGCAATGTTCTACTTGTCATACTTGCGAAACAAAATGGTGGACATGTGATAACTTCAATTAAAACCGTCTTTATAATACTTGCTCTAAGTATTGTTTTACCTTTGGCTTACATAGCCGTTACAGATAGCGATAAATAAAAAAAAGGGGCTTGCGCCCCTTTTATCACATAGTAGGGATATTCTCCCTCGGAGGCGTCATATCTGAGTCTTCACTCTGTAGATACAACTTGATCTTTGTTTTCTTAGCAGTAATCTCTTTACCTTCATTATTAGTGAAGGTGTCATCAACATTGCTAAGCGATAACCTTAGGCCTTTGCCAACAAAGTCACTGTGATTCTCTGGATACTTCTTATACCCAACAGCTTTAGTAAGCCTAGTAAAAATCTCAGTGCTTATACGCTTGTTATCCTCGTTGGTAGCCCATAGGTTATACCATTCATTATGGTCACGATACTTACCACCAGCAATCTGAAACGTGACTTTTAAAGTCCAGTTTCCTGCCGCAGATTTGTATTTATCAGTCGCAATAATCTTTGCATTGTATTCGCCCTCTGGTGCAACTGGTGTGCCAGTGGACTGCTCCTCTAAATTGTCGAAAAACTCGACATCACTAAAATCACTCATTAGATTCCCCCTTTGTGATACTTGTTAATGTAAACCCTAACTTTTCAATTAAAGCACTTATATCAGGTTTCTCAAAATCATCTAGCTTGCCGCTTCTGTCTTTTGCTTTATATCCCTGACCATAGACGGTCTGCAACCATCTGTTTCTTGTGTTCCTGCCTTCTTCGTCTTGATCCTCTATGATGCGTAGTGCAAGCACTTCATCAAAGAAATAGGTGACAGTTTCACCAAGCTGTTGACCGACCATTTTCGGTGCATGTCTAAGAACACCATCATCATTTATGACGGCTTCTTTACATAGAAATAAAACGTGCATATGTAGATCTCTAAATGCACGCATGAGATTACCCACTGAATCTTGAACATTACCATATGCCATTCTAGGATCTTTACTTCTAGACTTTTCCCAATTCAATAAGATCTCACTTATCTCAGATACCGAGTCCAAACAAACTGTGTCATATTGTAGTTCGCCAGACTTCAAAGCATCATGAAGCTCCATAACTTCTGAGGCTTCTTTTACTTCAATAGCATCAACATTGTCAGCGTCCTTGATAGCAAGTAAGCCAGCCTCTGCACTTATGACAAGCACTCGTCCAGGACATGTTTTTGCTAGGGTTGTTTTACCCGCTCCAGCCATGCCGTATACCAAGATTTTTGCTCCTTGATTTTGCACAAGCTTTTGCGGAGATACGATTCTTTTTGATAGTTCCATACTTTCTCCTAAATAAATTTACTTGACGATTATACATCAAATCGTTACCATGTGTAAAATTTATTTTTTTACAATATGATGACAGGAGAAGCAAATGGAGAATATCAAGCAAGAGAACATAACTTGGCAAGCAAATTTCTTTTTTCGTACAAAGAGTTTAGCAACAGAAAAACTTAAGGAATTAGAAACTATGGGAATCAAACCAAATCACACTACAAGAAAAGTCAAAAGATATACACTCAGAGAATATATAGAGTTTTTGGGACAAAGAGAATCTGCAAAACAATTTGATTGTTCAGAAGCTGCTGTTAAGTCTTGGAGATATGGCTATAGAAATCCAACTGTCAATCAAGCTAAGAAAATTATCAGAGCAACTGATGGGAGATTAGATTACGAGTCTATATACGGGCCGATATCCGAAATCATAGAAACAGAAGATTAGTGTGTTTCAGCTTAATATTACTGAGGACGACACATCCTTAGAGCAAGCACTTGCTTACTATGATGAAGGCTACAACGTTGTTCCATTACAAAGATCTAACAAAAAACCACCACCTTTTCTAAAAGGTTGGGAGCAATACAAACAGGAGCGACCGTCTAGAGACCTTGTAAAGTCATGGTTTGAGGGTAAGGATAATTTAGTTGTTGCTCTTGTTTGCGGTAAGTTTATTGTCGTAGATGCTGATTCTCCAGAGGCTATGAGTTGGGTGGAGAACAATTTACCACCTTGTCCTTTCAAAGTTGTTACTGGTAAAGGTATGCACTACTATTACAACAACCCACAAAACTACACCACCTTTGCTACAAGGAGAACTCCAGAGACACCCATTGAAAGATTAATAGATATAAGAGGTGTAGGTGGACTAATCATTGCACCTTGGAATAGACATGCTAACGGACAAATATATAAACCTATAACGTTTCCTGATTGGAAAATTACAGATCACACAGACTTACCTGACTTTACAGAGATAGAGTTTGCAAAAATCACTGGCGTTCCGAAAACAGAAACAAGCGTGCAAACAGCACCTTTTCTATTAGATGGTGTATTAGAAGGATCAAGGAATGATGAGGCCGCAAGAATAGCAGGCTATCTAATATCTAAAAATGTAAACATTGAGTTTGTAAAGATCTTTCTACAAAACTGGAACAAAAACAATAATCCACCACTGCCGCAGGAAGAGATTGAAAGAGTGGTCACAAGCGTTAAAAGCACACATGACAGGAAAAATCAGATTGCACCTTTGTTTGTGCAAGCAAGTGAAACCATTCATAAACCAAGAGATTTATTTAACCCACCTGGTTTACTCAAAGATATGTTTAAGTTTTGTGAGGAAATAGCACAAGTGCCACAACCAGAGTTGTCTTTAGTAGGGGCGTTAGCATTAGCGAGTGTGACTTGTGGACGCATCTATAGGACAAACATGAACAATTTTTCATCTATGTATTTCATGGGTATTGCAAAGTCAGGACAAGGTAAAGAAAACATTAAAACATTTGTAGAATCAGTGTTAAATGCTAGCGACCATGAAAAGCTTGTAGTAGGAGATGGTTATACATCATCTGGTGCAGTGCACTCAGTTCTTAAGATGCGACCTACACAAATAACTATTATGGACGAGTTTGGTAAAAGACTTGAAGCTATCGGTGCATCACAAAACACAAACAGAGAAGATGGTATACAAACACTGATGGAAGCATGGGGTAGGTGTCATGGAACGTTACGACCAGATAACTATTCATTAATGAATGTGCAAGAACAATATAAAGAAATGATGATGAGCCGTGTTACACATAAGCCTGCCATTACATTAGTTGGTTTGTCAGTGCCGAAGAACTTTTACAAGGCATTGAATAGTGGGCGTATTGCTGACGGGTTTCTCAATCGTTTTGTTGTCGTTGAATCAAAAGAACCAAGACGAGTGGGTGAGTTACGAAGATTTAAAGAACCACCAACATCAATTGTCAACTGGGTCAACTATATACGCAGACAAAGAGGCAATATGAGTGATGTATCACGAGATAATGCAGAGATAGATCTTGACCAGATAGTTTTGAGGTTTGATAGAGAATCAGAGGAAATACTACAAGATTTTGCCCGTGAGATCGTAAAACGCCAAGATATATTAGAAAAAGACAACCTAGAGCCACTTCTAAGCCGTTCTAAGGAGAAAGCTATGCGTTTAGCCCTGTTATGCACACTTGCTTCTAACGCTGACGCACAGACGATTACAGGCGATATTACAACATGGGCTGTGGATTTTATTAGATATTACGATCTATTGTTTATTGAGGCTTGTAGGGATAAGGTTGCAAGTAGTGTTATGGAAGCCAAGATCAAACAGGTGCTTTCATTTATTAGATCTAGAAACGGTGAAGGTATATCTAAACGTGAAGTAGATAGACACGAGTTATTTAGAAGTATGAAGTCGTATGAGGTCAAAGAAATTATTGAAAGACTTAAAAATGCAGGTGAAATACAAGAAGTCGAGATTAAGATTGGTGGTAAAGGTAGGCCTGCTAAAAGATTTGTAGCTGTTGATCCAAATTTCTTTGAGGATATTTAGCCTAGTATAGGTCTACCAGCTACACGTTCAGCAAATTCAATACGTTCATCCGATAAAGGATCTGGTATTTGTGCTTGTGCTAGATCTGGTGATTGCACTTGTGGTAAGGCTGGTGGTTGTTGTATCGGACTAAGGACTTGGTTTCGCAATTGTTTAAAGGTATCAATGCCACTTTCAGCTTGCTCTTCTATATCCTCATCAGTGATACCTACTGCAGTAGCACCTGCATCAAAACCTTTATCTAAGATACTCACTACACCTTCACCAATAGGCACTATTTCACCATCAACATAGCGTAAGCCAAACTGTCTCAACGAAGTGTTTAAAATACGTACAGCTTGTGAAATAGAACCAGGATCTGATCTAGACATAATTCTCACGAATGGTGGATAGGTGAGTAGAAACCTCGCAACTGCCAAACCAGCTACCGTTGGCAATGCTGTTAGTGGTTGAAAAACTATGGCCGCAGAAATACCAGCAGCGACCAAACCACCAGCTGCACCACCTCTACCTGGTTCACCACCTGTAAGTATGTCTATCTGTTGTTGTAGATCACGTAATCCTCGTCTAGTTTCAGCACCAAACATAGCATCTAGTGTTTCATCACCAAAAGAATCAAGACTGGTTTTAAGGTTTTGTGACTTAAATAAATCAGTAATCTTGCCCTGCCCATTCATATCAATTGATTTTGATAAAAGCCTCTGCATACTAGCTCGTTGTATATCTTGAAAAACTTCTGGGCTTACTGTTTCTTTTAAGGCATTGATAGTTGATGCAGTTCCTGGTTTGAACACGGACTTAACTGTTTCTTCAATCGTTTTATCTGGCAATTGTGATATAGCCCTATTTGCTTCAAACTTAATTCTATCTTCTGTGGCCTCTGCAAGTCTTTCTAATTGATTTACAAAAGCTCTGCCTTGGGCGCTTGCATCTAAACCACGTGTTGCATTTCTTTGCGTGATGTCATTAATTATGTTTCTAAGCTGTTGTGGTTTTGGACTAAAACCAATTTCATTTAGTTGATTTATAGTAGCTAACACCTCATCTGCTGTATTTTTACCAGTGGCACTATCTTGAAATAAAACCCTAAACTTTCCATGTTCTTTTTCAAATCTTTTTATTTCTTTTGCAAATTGTGTAAAGTTGACATCAGTGAGTTCATCTTTTGTTGCCTCTCGTAAAGCATCAGCAAACAAACGATTTTTAAGATCTGCTTTTAGTTTATTTTCATAATAATTTTCTATGACGTTGCCCGCAGCATCACGTTTTTGATAAGTTTTATCTACCTTTATGTATTCATCATAGTCACGCAAAGCTTTAAAAATATTTTCTAAATCAATTAATTTGCCATTTAATAATGCTTGTGTATAAACATCGTCAGCTTGTATAGATCCTTTAGCAGCATTTGCTATTAAACCGTTTATCTTTATAGAATCAAAAGGCTCCATTCTGTCAAAATGATTCTTATTTGCTATTCTTAATTCTTCAAGAGTTTGATCTATTAATTTCTTTTCGTCAGGACGTAAACGCATACCAGTATTTTCTAAGGCAAGCTCAATTTGTTTCATGCCATCTGCTTGTAACTCTGTAAGTATACTATCTGAATTTTGTATGCCTTTTTTACCAATACCATAATCATCAAACATTCTTGCTACATTAATTACAAGCTTTCTTTCATCAGATTGTTCAAGCACATCACGTAAAAACCTATTTAAGAAGTTTGAATCATTACGAACCATACGTAGATCGTATTTTCCTTGCTCTGCTAAAGACTTGGCTTTTCCTACCAAATTTTGTAATTGTGCACGCACACTACTGTTTATCTCAGCTCCAGGAGGAGTCATGGTTTGGAATACACCTTTTGCACTATCAAGCTCTAAAAACTCTTCTGCTTTATTTAAGTGCTTAAGAATTATATTATTGATTGCTTTGTTAATTACTACAGATTTAGCGTATTCTTCTTCTGTCTTTGTGCCTACAGGTCTTGGCATACCATCTCTACCAACTTCATATAAATTTCTGTCGTCCTTAAAATTTATAAATTTTTGATCGACTGCATGATAAGATTCACCACTTTGCTCCATAGCTGCATTTCTTGCTTTATTCATGGTGTCTTTGAGCTCTTGTCCGAATACCCTATTTGCAGGTATGTTGCCATAATCTTTTGCTTCTATAACGCTGTCACCTATTTCTCCTAATAATCTACGTAATTCGTTAGTAACATTCTGTTCTTGTAAACGAAGCTTTTGTGTTGCAGCATTTACTTGTTCATCAAGACCTCTTTTAGTGGATAGAGAAATAGTCTCATTTAATGCTTCTTTTTCATTCTTTATGTTTTTTAATACACTGTTTACTGCAGCTCTTAAATAAGCAACATTTGGTTTATCTCTACTGCTACCTAAGACTTGTTCAAAAATACCTTGATAGGTAGCAGGTAATCTTTGGTCATATACTTTTCTAGCAGGTAAAAAACCTTTTGATAAAGAGTATTCAAACTTTTGTACTTTACCTTGCTTGGCTGCTTTCAATATTTCATCATTAGAAAGTGGTCGTCCTTTCTCACGATCTAGTCTTTTTACGTCAGCCCAACTTAAATTTCTAGACGCAACAAACCCAGCTCTTTGATTTTCCAAAGGAGCTCTTTTACCTAATATTGATTTAAAAGCCATACCAGGTAGCTCACCAAACAAAGCTTGTCCAACTGAACCAAGCACAAATTCTTCCTTGTAAAGATCAGCTAATTCATCTTTATCTTGTAATTGAAAACCCTCTTGCGTGTCTAAATATTCTTCCCCTGCTTTACCTGCAACTGATCCAATACCTGCAGCGAATGTTCTTGCTATTCTTTCTCGACCACCTGCTAATGATGTTATTGCTTTCAATACTTTTGTTTGTGGCAAAAACGCAGCTATGGTACCTATTACAGGCCCTGCGATACCTGAAAAGTCTGCCAGATCACCAGTTTTTAAATTAAAGCTGTTTTCGTCTATTACAGTATTTAGATTTACAATTGTGCCATCTTGAAGTTTTCTTTGTTGCACAGGTAATCCTAAAAGTTGTAAACCTTGTGGTGTCAAGGCTACTTGACCTTTAGTATTTCTAATGTAGCCACCAGCTCCAACGGAATTTTGTAATATACCCTCTTGCTGGAGTGGGCCTTTTGATGCACGCACACGCTTCATCAAATCGTCAAGTATTTTGTTTTGTTCTTTAAATGGATCTTCGCCAGATACTTCAGCACGCCCTAGTTTTTGACGTAAGCTTTTTGCATCTTTAGGTAAATCAGCAGGATCAACACCTGTTTCATAATCAAAGTAAAGCTCATCGTAAAATGGTGAAACAGCGCCCTTAGCTATTTCTGCACGAGTTTTTTTTTGGGCTTCTTCTTCAGTGGCCGCATCTATGATGTGTGTTACACCTGGTGCTATTAATACTCTGAATCTTGGCATTATGTAGTTGGTCTAAGTGTGGTATCAATAATACCCTCTGATGCAAAATAACTACCTGGCTCTCTAAGGGTATTGAAATCTATACCTAAAATTTTATTTATTAATTCTTCTTCTTCAGTTACTTGTGGTGATGCTTGACCTGTCCTTGCTAAATATGAGGTGCCTCTAATTATCGCTCTTCTGTCTTGCTCCATACTATCAATAACATTGTTTCTTGTTCTTGTTAACCTTTTCTTGATATCAGCAGGTTGTGTAAATATTGTGAGATTACCAAATATATCAGCCACGATCTGCCTGTCTAAGTTAGAAATAGTTTTACCAGATTCACCTAGTATTTCTCTAACGCTTTGCTGTGCTAATACATCTAATGTTGTATTTATTCTAGTTGTTGGATCTAAATTCTTCCAATCACCCAATGACATGCTTGCAGCAGCTGCTAACTTTGTCATGCTTTGCGTAAGCCAACCTTTTAAACCATATGCGTTAGGATCTTCTAAATCTTTAAATACTGCATCTAAATCTTTTAAAGTTCTTTCACTGCCAGAGAAGTTACGTATTGCTGTGTCTATTGACTCCTCAGCTTCGCCAAGTGACTCTGCTTCTTTGTAGTCCATTATGCCTGCACCTAATCCCTTAAGGCTAGCTTCGTATTTTAAAAGTTCCTTTGCTTGTGTTTGTTTTCTAGCTTCTTCTTCTTGTAGTAAATCTCTAGCTGCTCTTTCCTCTGCAGCTTTTGCAGCTCCAGATGCTAAGCCTTCACCAAGTTGTCCTGTTCTTGCAAGCTCTCCACCAACATTTCTAATAAAATCTAAAAATCTGTCAGAGCCAAACACACCAGAGGTTTCTCTAGGTGGTGCTTTAATTGCTTTCTCTCTATTAAGATCATCAATGGTTATTTCCGTATCAACATTTTGCAAGTCTATTTTTGGTTTTTCAAATGTCACACTTGGTTTGGTTTCAGGAATTAACTCTGGAACAGTTACACCCTCAAGTTCATCTAGAGCGTTTTGTATTTCGTTTTCTACAGCTGGTGGTAAATCAACAGGTGCAGTTCTTTCTGGGCTAGGTAACTGTGATACAAAGTCTGGTCTACCCTCTGGTAAAGGGTCACCAAACTCATCTCTTCCTATCATAGACTTCTCAAACTCTATTTGTCTTCTAGCTATGTCAATATCCGATGATCTTCCAAGAGTTTCGCCACCCGTCAAAGGAGATGGTGATAATGTAGTAGGATCTTCAACAGCAGACACCTCTTCGTCAAGTTGACGTTCTTCTTCCAACAAGGCATCTATGTCTGAAGTTAAATCAAGGGTAGATGGTTGTAAAATATTTTGTAATTCTGCCTCTGATCTGCCACCTCGAACGCCAGTTGCCAAAGCTCCCTCTAATCCCTGTCCGTAAATTGGTGAGTCAAAATCTTGTAATGCTTGTAATCTTGGTCTGTTTTCAAGAGCTTCTTCAGATAACAGTTGTCTAGATATTCCTGCTACAGCTGGTAAAAATACACCTTTAGCAGTCCTAGTATAGTCTTCCAATAAAGATCGTCCAGATTGTAAATTTGAATCTATGTTTCTAGTCAGCGGTATAGCTTTTCTATTTGTAATATCATCAAGAATAGATTTTAAGTCCATTGTTAAACTAATTTGTCCTGCATCAGAGCTATTTCGTAGTGCAAATAATTCAGAATCGGATAAATTAGCTAATTGATTTGCAAAGTCTTGTGCAGTAATTCTATCGATTGTGCCATCTGCATAAGTAACAGACCCACCAGCTTGAAACATTTCTCTGTTCAAAAAATTCATTAACTACTTCCTTGTCTAGGAGCAAGAGCACCATAAGCACTAAATGCAGCACCTAGACCAGCAGCAGTAGGATCAGTAGGCATACCATATTGAGAATCAATTTGTGTTCTTGATCCTTGATAGCCTGGTAACATTCCTGCTATTGCACCTAATACATTTAGTGGTCTTTGTTGTTGTCCCATCTGTTGTGCAAATATTCTTGATAATCCAGTTTCTGCAATGCCTCTGCCAATACCACCGAAGCCTGCAAGTTCGCCTCTTTGACCCCTTCGTAAAGCGTCTAATTGAGATCCTATGCCTCCTATTTGTTGACCAAAGCCTGCTAATGA